AAGGTAACAAAGTTAATATATCAACACCCGCTTTTTCAGCGGCTTCTTTTGTTCTCTGATAAGTTTTCGGGTCGCTCGCCTCTTGCGGCGTTAATTTCCGAAGCCCCGGCCCCATCTTCCCATCAGAGGAATGAGCACCGCCCCCCGACGCCCTTGTTCCCCCGAAGGCTATCCCGATTTCGGCATCGTCTCTTAGTAGACTAAGCAAGTGGGGTATTTCGCCCTTCCCGGTTGAACCTGATTCAGGGTTCATCAAGGGAATCGATTGGTTCTCGTCCTCGAAAAGATTCAAATCGGGGTTATAATCGTTATCCCATTCAACCTTGGCGCGTTTTCTTACATGGGGTAGAATGAGCTTAGGGCTTGAACCCTCATATTCAGGGGTTGCTAGAATATTAACCGTCTTCGAATCAATCAAAAGCTTTTCTGTGACGGCTTTCAATTTTTCAACCGCTTTAGTGAGCTTATCCCGTTCTTTCCCGTGCTTCCCTTCAAGGGATTTGGTTATTGAATCGATTTGAGCTTGAACCTTTTCTCCCGGCGTCCAATCCTTCATATCGTTCACCTTGGAAAGTGCGTCCAAAGCGGCTTCGGCGTCGATTAGTTCCCCGTCTTCGTTCTTAAAAGCATCCAGTTTACGCGCTAAATCCGCATAATCCCTCTTCTGTTTTCCCACTGCGCCTTTTAAAGAATTCACATCCTCCAAAGCGTAAAGGGACTTCCCAACCCGAACGGCTTCCGCCTGAAGGAAGTATTTCCCATCCTTTTCCGCGTATTCCGCCTGTAATACGGGATCGAGACTATCAAAAGCCTCTTGTTCAATAACCGTTTTAAGCGCCATAATCAAAATTTCTCCAACCGCTGACTTTGTGGCATATATAGATAAATCAATTAATAATCAAATCATTCTCTATTTGTCAAGAGGTTATAAGAGCGCCAACGCGCTTTTTTTAACGCCTTTCGCCGCCATGATTTCCTTGTAAGTCATCTCGCCCGAACGGAATAATTCCGCGTAACGCTTCCCGAAGAAACTATCTTGAACCTTATCGGGCTGTACCGCCATCCAATCCGGCCCTTTCACTTTCGCCGGAACTGGGCCGCCCAATGCCGCCCGCTGACCCTGGTCCAAATCCTTATAATCAAATCCAAGGTCTTTCCATGACTTGACTTGCGGCGAGGCGACGGACCTACATCTGAAATGAAGAGGCGGGTAATTATGCCCGCCCTCACCTATCTTGAATACTTGCCCGTCCAATGACATACAGATATCGGTTGTCCCGGCGTCAAGGGTAGCCACGAACAGCCAGCCGTCGAGGATATCCCGATTATCCTTGTACATCTCGATGGCCGCCCGGTTCTGGACATGGTTCGTTGCGGTTATCGCCAAAGTTTCCGCGTGTCGCTTGATGGTTTTCCGGGTATGCCGGGTTTTCGAGTAGATATGGCGTATCTTCTTCCCGGTCTGCGGAATTGTTTCCCCTTCAAGTATCCCAACCTTGACGGCGCTATTCAGATCCTTTTGTATTCGGGCGGAGAAGCGCGAAAAGTGTTTCTTTAGCACCCTACCCTCGAATGGCGCTGAATTAACGACAAAAGCCATTCTCTTGACCGTGGGAAGCGTTAAATCATACGATAGACCCGCTGGGAGAGATTGATTTATCATGACCGATTGCCATCTCGCCTCATTCCCGGCCAAACCTTGAAGCCGCTTGGAAAACCTATCGGTGAATTCTGATATAACCTGCCGCATCACCTGATAGTGCGCTTTCATCTGATCGTTGATACGATTCGCGCTCCATAGCCCGAAATTCGCGCCCCGTGCGGCCTTCGCGATGTAGAACTCAATCTTCCTCATCAAATCAGGAAGGATTTCACGCTCGATGAATCGGACGACGTATTGAGCCTCTTTCCCCGTCAACCCCTCTTTATAAACCGCGTGCCGGATAGAGGCATCCAATAGCCGCCCATTGACGGTTTTCCGAAGGTCTTTAAGTGCGATTACTCTCGGGTCGTTTGATGCCATCTAAAAAGCCAATACCTCTTGCCCCAACCGCTTCGCCGCTATCTCGCAATACTTCTCCTCTATCTCTATCCCTATCGCCTTGCGGCCCAAGTCCTTTGCGGCCCGTAACGTCGTGCCGGAACCCATGAAGGGGTCGAGGATGGTGCCTTTTGTCTTGCTTAATTCGATACACCATTTCATTAAGGCGATTGGCTTTTGTGTCGGGTGAAAATAATCTCCGCACTCAAACACCCTATAAGCACCGGCCCATAAATACTCATAATGCCTTGATCGCCCGATACAGTTACACCATGCAAGTTCAAAATCAGCCGTTTGCCCCTTACTGTTGTCGGTTAGAGTTTTTTTCCAACATATCCATGTTTTACTATCTGGTAATCTGGAAGCATAACAATTCGCACCCCATAATATTATATGTTGGTATTTTAATAATATAGATGGATCAAAGGGGACATCATCACCTAAAACCTTGTTGTTTCTTTTTTGACCCTTGTGTTTTTTATTCCTATCGTAATCTATCCCATAAGGCGGGTCCGTCAACACCAAATCCACCCCCGGTAAGTGCGGCAAGATCTCCCGACAATCACCGTGGTAGATGGTTATCCCATTATGATTATAATACGGTTTCAATTAACCGTCGCTCCTACTGGCTGGGGTGCTGGCTCTTCTTCGTCCTCGAAGTCTTCAACGCCTTTGCCGGGGTCTTCCTCTTTAAGCCCCTGAACCTCTTCAGCCGGGTCGAAATCCTCGTGCAAAAGCCCGCGCCGTTGCGCCTCTTTCAACAGCGTTTCCGTCTTCAAATCCCCGTTCGCCGCCATCTTGATAAGGATGTTCATATCATTGATGACGTTCAACGGCAAGATAAACTCATCGTATATCTGAATCTTAAAATCCTCGGGTAAATCCCTGGACACCCAATCCGCCGCCATCTGATAGCATTCGAGCAAGTGCGCTTCTAACATTCGAATCCACGCCTGTATGTCGCAATGAATTTTCGCCTCGTCAATATATTGTCCGGTTGCGGTAACATTCCCGGTTCTTTGCAAAAGCGGTTGCATGCCGAGAATTTCCATCCGTTCTTCAATGCGTTTTATATATTCCTGCCCAATCTTAGCGGCCTTGCCTTCGTGTTCCAATATCCACACTTTCGCGTCCGGGTTCGAGAAGAAAAACTTGGCGTTTACAGAATAAGCGCCAATCTTGTCCGCCTCTTCCTTCTCAATCCCTGAACCGGCGATAGCCCCGATCATCGCGAAGCGCATATAATTGGTGAAATCCGAATCAGCTTGCCAGTGTTTCAAGTTCTGATATGCCAAATCCTCCAACGGTGGCGAGGCGGTAAAGAACCCGGTTTGATTCGTGTAATACGGGATCATGGGTACAACGCCCAAAGGCTGATTGAGCCGATTCAGGTTCGGCCCGCCCTCGTCGGTTACAAGAACATATTTCCCATCTTCCTCCGATTTGCGGTAAACAACCCAACCCTCTCTAGTCACCACACGAATATAATTAACAACCTGGTCACCAAACAATCCTTCAGGTTCCGTTCGAGAAGATCCCCATCGAACCTGATCTAATTCGTATATTCCGCCAACCCCAGCACTATACCGCCATCCGATGCAATCAATCGCCTTGATATTGCAGAAATAAGGATAAATACCAAGCCGTTTATCGTCTTGGGGGTTTCTCTGCATTTCTGTTTTAGGATGTTCGACGTAAGAATGAGATTTACCGTAAATCATCCCGTCCGTCATTAGACTCTTGGCGTATTGCGTGATATTGTGCCCCATCCGATCCGCGTTATCTTCAATCCATCTCAACTCTTCCGGTAACTTGTCCGCGTTAACCAATGTAATCGGTTTCGAGAAGGGTTTAGACACCAATCGCCGGATGGTTTCCTTGAAGGCGTTGAACAGAACAGATCTATCTTTACGATTGTTGTATAATTGATCCTTTTCTTCCGGCTCTTGCGGTAGATACGTATCCCCCGCGTCCCGCATCGCCTGGGTGCCGCCCATCAAGGTTCTAGGTAATTTCCAGTACGCCTCCATGTCTTTGTATTCAGCGCACGGTTCGTCTACTTTCGTCGCGTTTAATACCATTGGATTACCTCTTAGTCTGACCCGTTATTCTTCCTTATAAGGGCCTTTATTTCGTACAACTCTTCGGTCATATCGTCCATTTTAGCATCAATCTTGCCGTTCAGCTCCTTGGCTTCTTTTTGATGCTCCGAGAAGGCGGTCCACTGAAAACCGAACACCGCAAGGCCGATAGTAAAAAGCCCACTTATAATCAAAATAAATATGGGGCGGGATATTTTTGTACTTATCTTTTCCCACATTTTATTTTG